CCGACTGCTACAGCACCCGCGCCGCCGCCGAAGCCGCGCGGGGGGAGGGGAGCAAGACGTGAAGAAGCCGATGCCGCTGGCGTTCTCGAAGCACCGCCCAAAGCCCAAGATCCGCGGCCACCCCGACGCCATGCGCGTGTTGCAGGCCATCGGGAGTGTCTCGGCCCGGGACGCGAGGACGGTCGATGCGTGGCTGGTGAACCCGTCTTGGATCCACAGCGACCGCCGCATCCGCGACGCGGTCGTCGACGTGCTCAATGGCGGCCTGGGCCCACCCCGTTGAAACCAACGGGCGAAATCAACGGCCAGCCTGAGTAGACTCCTGCGGGCATACCCGTTCCCGGCACGCGCCGGGGCGGGCGTTCGGTTCGGGCCAGGGCGCGGGAGTCCCGCGTGACCACATCCCCATCGGTGCAGGTGGAGCCGTTCCAGCCCGCCGTCCTGGTCGTCCTCGACCTGTTCGCCTCCAACCCCAACGCGCAGATCCCCAGGCGGGAGATCGAACGCCAGGTGGCCGCGGCCTGCGGCGACGCCGACGCCGTCATCGACACCCTGGACCAGCTTTACACCATGGGGTTCGTCGACTTCGGCACCGATCCCAAGACCGGCAACGAGCTCCGGACCACGTTTGTCGCCTCCACCCGGGGGCGGAACGCCATGGCCAGCACGCTGCGCATGTACCGGGACCGCGGCGCCAAGCTCGGGATGGACATCAAGGCCCTCCGCGCCCAGCCCCTCCCCGCCGCCATCAAGGCCACGCAGCAGACCGATCCCGATGGGGAGCTCGAGCCCACGCCCGAAACCGCCGAGACCCCGGAAGCGGAGCCGAAGCGCCGTCGCCGGTCGGGGGGCAAGCACCACCTGGGGAGCCGAGGCGAGTAGGCCGCCAACCCGCGACGCTCGGCAGCGACGCGGTCGCCGGCACTATGGAGCCGTCCGCCGCCACCGCCGCGAACCCGATCAGGTACTCGGGGCCGAGCCCGCCGCCCGCTGGGCGGAAGAACGACACCGCGTAGGCCGCGCCACGCTCCTCGGGCCCGATGGGCACCTCGAGCAACCCGATCGCGCGGATCACCACCCGGCTCCAGACGGCCCGAAAGCCCGGCTCGGTCGCCCGGACATGGTCGGCGACGAGCTCGACCAGGCAGGATCTTGCCTTGGCCTCCAACATGCGCCGCTGATCGCTCAGGAGCATGGCGTATAGTTCGCCGGCCAAGGCGCGGGAGCAGACCCGTGCCGCACATTCACAGCCACAGCGCGCCGCCCCGCTCGGTCCGCGGAAACGTCGGCCCGCTCCGGCGTCTTGCCCGCACCCTCACCGACTCGACCGTCGCCTACACCATCGAGGGCGCGGACTCGCTCGCCGAGGATCCCTCGATCCAGGACTGGGCAAACGGCAAGGGCTGCACGCCCAACAACGGGCTGCTCAAGTGCCTCTCGGGGATCGGCGTCGGCGCCGACGGCTCCGAGTTCACCGTTTTGGTGATGGGCTGGAAGCAGGTGGTGCCCGCCTACGCGCCGGCCACCCCAACGGTCGTGACCCAATGGACGCAGATCCCGCTGCTTGAGGTCAAGTTCACCCTGGGCAGCAAGGTGGGCATCGAGAACGGCCTGGTGACGGACGCCGAGAGCTACGCCCGCCGGGTCGATGTGCTCACTGACTACATCGACGGCAAGTACAGCGTGCGCCCCAACGCCTCCGCGGCTGGGTCCGGGGGCCCCGCGAGCATCCTGTTCGACCCGGGCGACGTTCCCATCATCCAGTATTTCGTGCGATGCAACAGCCCCACGGGCGGCGCGGCCGCCGCCGAGGCGGGGCTCCTCGAGGCCGACATCACCCGGGAGTAACCCATGCCCGCATATCTCACGACGACGCGCCGGATTGACGTGCTCGCCGGCACCCCCATCGGGCCGGGCGGCCAAGCCCTGAACGACAACTTCCTGAACCTGTCGGCCCGCACGTTCCTGCTCTCGGTGTGCGATGTGGCGTTCGGCGCCGTCGGCGACGGTGTCACCAACGACACCGCGGCGGTCCTGGCCTGCCTTGCCGCCGCGGAGGCCCTGGGCGGCCATGTGGTCGTGTTTTTCCCGCGGGGCACCTACCTGCTCAACTACCTGCCCAAGAGGCCGAACATCACCTACCGCGGCGAAGGAATCAGCTCGCGCATCATTTGGAACCACGCCGGCGTGTCCGCCACGCCCAACGGCGTGCTGCTCGACATGGTCCCCGGCATCGTGCCCGAGATGGGGTCCGACAAGGGCAACCTGTACGCCTTCATGTGCGTTGACGACCCCGCGGCGCTCGCCTCCCCCTCGGACAACGCGGTCCCTGGCGTCATCGTTGAGGATCTGTGGATCGACGGGAACGGGGGCACGTTCGGGGCGATGGACGCCTCCGTCAACCCCGACTACTCCTACGACGTGGTGAGCCTGTACGCCACCACCGGCGCGATCGTTCGTCGCTGCAAGATCAGCAACGCCCCGCCGGAGATCGACCTGAGCGCCGCCGCCGGCAACCTGCGGAGCTCCTGCATCTGCATCATGGCCGCGACCAAGTGGCAGGTGGTCGACAACGAGGTGCCCGGCCCCGCCGCCTACGACAACATCGCCGTCATCGGCTACGCCGCCCACACCGGCAAGCTCGCCCGGAACTACGTCGGCGCCGGCAAGCGGTCGTGCATCCAGGTCGAGTACCTCGCGCACCATTGCGACGTGGTCGACAACATCTGCATCCAGGACTGGAACGGGCGTGCGGCCAACTGCTTCTCGCGTTTCAGCGGGGCGACGTACACCTACGCCGCGGGCGTCGGCACGATCACGCTCACCAATGCGTTCGCCAGCTACACCTGGGCATCCGGCGACAAGTTCTACGCTCTCGGGGGACTGACTCGCGGAACCGTCCTCACCATCACGGGCCGCACCAGCGCCAACGCCATCACCGTGACCGGGGGCCCGACCACGCCCACCATCAACAACGTATCGGGCTACCAGTACGGCTCGGGCAACGGCGTTGTCCTGGCTGACTCCTCGCACGGGATCTACTTCCACGCCGCGACGGACGTGCTTGTCACCGGGAACCGCGTGAAGAACACGACCCCGGGCACCACCGGCCTCTCGGGCGGGTCCGCGTTCGCCGCCTTCGGCGACTACGACACCGAGGATCTGGCGGGTTCCGGCTCCCCCTCCCGCCCGTTCTGCCGGGCGATCGTGGCGAACAACCACCTGGAGACCACCAACGGGGCCGCGGCCATCAAGCTCCTGTGCCCCCTGATCGGCGCGGGGCCCGTCGTCGCGCTCCAGGACGTGTGCATCGAGGGAAATACTCTGGTTTCGGACACGGGCGCGTGCATCGACCTGGCGACCGACGACTTCACCAAGCGGTCGACGGGCATCCGGTTCGCCGGCAACAATCTGCGGACCGGCTCGGGCAACCTGGCCGTGTTCCGGGCCGTCGATGGCCTGGTGTGGCACAACAACGCCTGCCGCAAGACCAGCGCCTCGAACCACGGGATCACGCTCTACGACTGTCAGAGCCCGAGCTTTTCGGGCGGGTCGCTTATCGGGGCCGGCGGCGGGTCGATCCCGATCCTGCTCTACCCGCGCCCGGGTGGCGGCGCCAACGACCTGCTCCAGTGCGAGAACGTCGTCGTGCGGGACATGTACATCGACACATGGCAAAAGACCGTGTGCGCCGTGACCACCGCCATCAACCGCTACAGCTTCACCAACAACCACCTGGAGAACGTCACCCAGCCCCTCACGTCGTTCGTGTCCGGGGCGACTGGCCTGTTCATGGGCAACGCCTCGCCCAGCATGGGCGTGGTCTGGGGCAACTACTCGCGGGACTCGACGCTCCAGACCAAGATCCGCGACTTTGCCAGCGGCACGGGCCAGGTCGACAGCGGAACGAGCTCCGAGGAGATCAGCCACCTGCTCGGCTACGACGCGACCGCGGGCCAGTGGAGCACCTACACCGCGGCCAACATCCAGATCACGCCCACCAGCGCCCTGCACACCGCGACGAGTTGGGCGATCAGCGCCGTGACCAACACCACATTCACCGTGAGCACCTACACCAGCACGGGAGGGGCGGGCAACGTCGGGGCGCACTTCACCTTCCGGTGGGTGGCACGCGCCGGCACGTCTGCCTGAGACAGGAGGCCGCATGTTCTGGGGCTCTTTCACCCTTGGAGACTGGGAGTCATTCACGGAATCGGCCTGGGACACCTTCGGGCTCTGGGACGACCTGACCGACTCCGGGCGCGTGCAGAGATTCCCGGAGCGGATCGACGGCAGAGTCCCCGGCAGGCTCGGGTAGCACCATGGGGAAGTTCGCCAAGGGCAACAAGCTCGCCAAGGGAGGCCCGCGGCCCGGATCCGGCAGGCCCACCGTCGACCGCAAGACGGAGATGGACCTGGTCCTGGCCATCAAGCAGGGCGCGCTTGGGGCCAAGGCCGAGGACGGCGTTCCGCCCCTGGTCCGCACCGCGGTTGAAACGCTCGAGCAGGCCATGAACGGGCGGGACGAGCAGGGGAACGTCACCGCCGCCGGCGTGGCCGCGGCCAAACTGATCTTCGAGGCCCGCTATGGCAAAGCCGCGTCCACGGTCGACCTCACCCTCAAGCGAACCGACTACCGAGCAATCGAAGTCCGATTCGTCGATTCCGGTCGCCCGTTTGGAGCTCCCAGCGCTTCATAAGGGCCAGCAGCTTGTGGAGGCCGAGGGCCAGCGGTTCAACGTGCTGCGCTGCGGGCGCCGGTGGGGCAAGAGCTTCTTCATCGCGGTCAAGGCCATTCTTTCCGCGCTTCAGGGGTGGCCGGTCGGCGTGTTCGGCCCCGAGTACAACCGGCTCCGACCCATCTGGGACGTGGTCGTGATGATCCTCGGCGAGCAGTTCATCGTCCACAAAGACGAGACCCGGATGCGTCTGGTGGTGCCCAACGGCGGCATCATCGAGTTTTGGTCGTGGGAGACCCCCGGCGCGGGCCGGTCCCGCCGCTACAAGATGGTCCTGCTTGACGAGGCCGGGCTTCTGCCCGACTTGATTACGCGCTTCTTCACCGACATCTTCCCCACGCTCACCGACTTTGACGGCACCGCCTGGTTGGTGGGCACGCCCGATCTCAAGTTTCCCGACCTGAACGTCATGTGGGAGTGGGGCCAGGGCACGCGCACGGGCTGGAAGTCCTGGGAGCGTCCGTCGTGGGACAACCCGCACCTGCCGCCCATGTTCTTCGAGATGGCCAAGGAGCAGATGACCGACGAGCAGTTCGCCCAGGAGTTCGAGGGAAAGCCCGTCGAGCCCAAGTCGGCGTTCTTCTCGTCCAAGGTCATCGCCCAGCACAAGGCCCAGCACGCCCGCCCGGCGCTCCAGCAGGGGAACATCGTCGCCCTGAGCGACGACCCCATCGAGATCGACGAGATCCTCACCGCCGGCGAGGCCGATCAGATCAAGTTCGTGCCCGATCCCGACCGCGGAAGGTGGCAGGTCTGGAGCCCCGTGTCCCGCCAGCGGGGGAGCCCCCACAATCGCCCCGACCAGTCCCGCATGTACGTCTTTGGCGTCGACATCGCCACGGGCAACGGCTCCTCGAACAGCATCATCAGCGTGGTCGACGCCGAGACCTACAACCTGGTCGGCAAGTACGAGTGCTCCCGCGTCACGCCCCATGAGCTCGCGGAGGTGTGCGTCGCCGCGGCCCTCTGGTGGGGCGGGATCGCGCCGGCCCTGGTGGTGTCGGAGCGCAACGGGCCCGGCGAGAACTTCCTCGAGCGGCTCCTCGAGCTTGACTGGCCGAACGTGTACCGCGACCGCCCCACCGCCAAGGCCAAATCCAAGGACCGCAGCGACTACGGGTGGAGGTCGACCGCCCAGTCCAAGGAGACCCTGCTTGGCCGATATCGGGCGGCCCTGGGGTCGACCGGGTACATCAACCGCTCGGCCAGGGCGCTGGACGAGTGCCTCCGGTACATCTACGACGAGCACAACCGGGTGGTGTACGTCGCCATGGGCGCCGCGGGCGGCGTGTCCGATGGCGAGACCCCGCACGGCGACCACGTCATCGCCGACGCGCTCGCGTGCTTGGGTTGCACCAAGGTCGACCGGATCCCGCTGCCCGAGCCCCGCGGGGACCACGGAAGCCGCATCGAGGAGGAGCGACGGCGCAAGGCCGCGGCTCGGCGTGACGACTGGTAGCGCTACCATGTTCCCGGCCAAGGCGCGGGAGCCATCCCGTGCCCGACTTCACCAAGAGCCTTGGAAAGTCCCTGACCAAGGGGCACCAGCGCGTGCAGCAGTTTGTGCGCGTGCGCGACGACCACGTCCGCCAGCTTGTCGGGCGCTGGTACGACAGCATCGGGGCCTCCAACCTCCGGGCCGCCGCCGAGAGCCAGAAAACCAGCGAACAGCGCATGGTGGTGAACCTGCTTATGCAGGCCGTGCAGAGCATGGTCCCGGCCATCATGGGCGACAACGTCATGCCGCACGTCACGCCCAGCCGGGCGGGGCTCCAGGCCGAGGCCGAGCTCATCCAGACGATGCTTGAGCACTGGCAGGTCGAGACCAACATGGAGGCCGTGTGGGAGCAGATCGCGGTCTGTGCGATCCTCCAGCCGTTCGTGCCCGTCGAGGTCAGCCTCCGGGCCGGCAACGAGATCACCGCCATCGACGGGGCCATCTACGACATCGGCCAGCCGTTCGCCGCCCTGGTGGATCTTGACACCTACGCCATGGACCCGGAGGCGGAAAACCACCAGGAGAAACGGTGGGACGCGACGCAGTTGATTATCAGCCGCGAGGGCGCCCTGGCGTCGGGCCTCTACGACCCCGCGGTCATCGAGAACGCCCCCAGCCTCAAGGAGCTCCGCGGCAACAAGCGCAACAGCGACCCGGGCGACGAGGAGCTCGAGGAGCGGATCGTCCTGTGGAAGGTCAACGTGTACGGGTCGCGGGAAACGATCATCCACACCCTCTGTCCGGACAGTTCCGGGTCCGGCGAGATCCTGGGCGACAACCCCAAGGTCGCCCGGCCCGAGTACACCTTTGAGGGCCCCGAGGGCTCGCCGATTCACATCCTCGAGTGCGGCATCCACGCCCCCGGCCTCCCGTTCGGGGCCGCCCCGATCGCCGCGCTGCGCGATGTTCACGACTCGATGTGCAAGATTGCCGCCCGGACGGTCAGCCAACTCATGCGGTCCAAGCGGCTCCCGGTCTACAAGAAGGCCCGCAAAGACGACTTCCTCAAGGCCATGGAGGCGCAGGACGGCGACGGGCTCGGGATCAACGACCCGAGCGACATCAACGTCCTGGACCTGGGCGGCGTCGATCCGACGCTCTACACCGGCATGGACTGGTTCGGCTCGGTGTTCAACGACCAGGGCGCCGGCCTGATGACCCGCAGCGGGGCCCGCAGCCCGGCCAAGACCGCAACGTCCGCAAGCATCTTGCAGGCCAACTCCGACCTGATCCTCTCCCGGATGGCCAGGCGGTTCCGGAGCTTCGCCGGCGGGGTGTACCGGGGCATCGGCTGGTACTTCCTGACCGACCCGTACATGCAGAAGCCCCTGCCCTACCGCCTCCCCGGCGGGGAGATGGTCGAGGTCGTGTACTCCGCGGAGACCAAGGAGGGCGACCACGCCGATTTCATGTTCTCGATGCTGGCCACCAACGGCCCGCGCATGGACCCCGCGGTCCGGGCGGCCCGAACCGTCGAGTTCATCGCCCAGCTTCCGACGATCGTGCAGACCCTCGCCATGCTCGGCGTGCCCCCGCTCCCGGCGATCAAGGCCCTGGCCCGCGACATCGGGATCAACAACATGGCCGAGATCCTCCCGGGGAGCGAAGTCCCCATCGCCATCCAGGCCGCGCCGCCGATCGGTGCCGCCCCCGCCGGCCAGCAGACGGGCCCGGCGTCGTCCAGCCGCCGCATCGACCAGGTCCGGTCCGCGGCGGCCCCATCAGTTCCCACCGGATACGGAGCCTGACATGCCCCTGTACGAGTTCCGCGCCCCAGACGGGAGCGTGGTCGAGGAGTTCTACCGCCCGTCCGAGGCCCCGCGCATCGGCGAAACCGTGATGATCGGCGGCCTCCCGCACGTCCGCATCCCGTCGCGGATCAACCAGACCAACCGCGTGCTGACATACACGTCCGACCGATTCCATGAGTCCGAGGGCGCCGGGCCCGAGGACGCCGCGGAGATCGAGCGCGAGACCGGGGCCAAGGTGACGCCCGACGGGCGCGTCGACTGTCAGACCACCGGGCAGCGCAAGGCATACTGGAAGTGGATCAACCGGAAGCACCGGGAGAGCCTCAAGCCCCAGCCCAAGCCCCCGAGCAACAAGCCCAGCCCCCCCAGATTTGCCTCGGGATCTTGATTTCACGCTTTTGGCTGGTATCTTCTGCGCGGCCAAGGCGCATCGGGGAAATCCGATGCCGTCTGAAACTGTTGACGAACTCGCCAACGACCCGCAGGGTGAAGGCCAAGACGGCGCTTCCGGAAGCGTCGACGACTCCACCGAGCAGCAGACCGACACCAGCGCCACCGGCGCAGACGGCACCGGCGATACCACGTCCGAGGTGGACTATTCCGCGCTCGCTGCACAGCTTGACGCGCAGGAACAGGCCGCGACGCGGCAGCAGACCCCGCCCAACCAGCAGACCGGCCAGCCCCCGGCGGGCACCAAGCCCGAGGGCAACACGCCCGCTCCCGTTGTCCTGAGCGACGAGGAGCTCGAGGCCATCGCCGACGACCTGGGCGTGAGCACCAAGGCCGCCAAGAAGCTGTTCGACACCTTCGAGAAGGTCATGGCGGGGCACCTGAGCGCCAAGCTCGGGCACTACATCGAGGCCGGCGACGACTTCAAGGCCATGCGTGCGGCTTTTGCCATGCACCAGCAGCAGAGCCAGCAGCAGAGGCGTGCCAGCGTCATCAAGTTCTTCGACGAGGCCGACAAGTCCTACAAGGGCGTGTTCGGCACCGGCCAGAACCGGACCCCCTCGCAGATCGCCGCGGCCAAGGCGGTGTACGACCAGGCGGTCAAGTACCAGCAGATCAACCCCAACCTCTCGGACGAGGACGCCCTCAAGGTCGCCCTCGCCAAGTTCTCCCAGACCTTGCCCGGCGCGTCCAAGCTCCCCCAGGCCCAGCGCCGGGCTCAACAGGTCACGACTCCCACGCCCACGCGCGGCGGCGGGAGTGGTCGCGGTGGCGACGATCACCTCGCCCAAGCGCGTGCCGGCGTCCGCTCCGTTCTGGAGAAAGCTCGCAAGGGCTGATTTGCATAGCGAATCGCCCGCAGACGCAGGAGACTCATCATGGCCGCACTCGCCATCACCCCGTCACAGTTGGCGGACCTTCAGAACGCCTCGCTCCCTGCGCTCCACAAGGCGCGTTGCGAGGCCACCCAGGCGCTGACGGATTACCCGCTCTACAACCTGATCTTCGCGGAGGGGAGCTCGGTTGAATCCGCCCCGAACGGGACTCAGTGGGAAGAGCGCATCCGCCTGCGCGACGCCAACGCGACGTACAACGTCGGCCTGTTCCAGGGCAAGCCCTACCGGCGCTCCGACGTGCTCGGCGTCGTCCGCTACGACTGGGTCAACAAGACCCACAAGTCGCTCATCATGGACGCCCGCGAGGAGTTCCTGAACCAGGGCGAGGCCCGCATCCTCCAGGAGTCGGCGGCCCGCCACGATGCGGCCTATGCCGACATCCTCAACACCATCGAGCGTGAGCTCGCCGGGCGCATCTACTCGGCGACGCCCAGCGGCAGCGACCAGTTGCCCATGCTGGGGCTCCAGTTCCTCGCCGGCGCCAAGGTCACTGGCACCGACACGACCGGCGGGTTCAACGGTTCCCATGCCCTGTACGGCGACGGCACCTCGACGCAGACCGTCGGGTCGATTGATCGCTCCAACATCCTCAACACCCGCGCCCGGTCGTGGGTGGCGACGCACGATGGCACCTTCGGCGAGAACACCCGCGAGATCCTGCGCCGGGCCATCGCGCACACGGACTTCAAGACCGTGACGCCGATCCCGACCCGCAGCAAGACCACGCCGCTGTTCCGCACGGGCCGCCAGGTCATCCTGGTTCCCCGCTCGTTCCACCTGGCCTACGAGAGCGTCGCCAACAAGGCGACCGAGTCGCTCGATGGCGATCTGGCCAAGTTCTACGGCACCCGCCTCACGTTCCGCGGCCTGCCCCTGATCCCGATCGAGCTCTGGGACAACGACTCGCTGCTCAGCATCATCAAGCTCAACACCCGCCATGTGTTCGGCGTCCGCAAGGAGGGCTGGTGGCTCAAGATGGGCGAGTCCACCCAGCCTGACGGCGAGGCCGAGACCGTCCGCGGGATGCCCATCTACGTCGACGGGATGGTCGTCTGCAACAACTTCCGTGAGGGCATCGTCCACATCCACGCCCAGGTCGCCTGATCCGTCCCTGATCGGCGCATCGCGTAGTCACTCACCACCATCAGAACGGAGTCAGGACCATGGACAAGAGCATGAACATCGGCGGCCCGCCGGCCCACGTTGACCACGTCATCGTCCGCTACTCGAACAAGGCCAGCGGCGGCTCGGCCATCAACGAGGTGCTCAAGGTCGGGTACGCCGTGTGCGCGGACATCTGGAACACGGTGTCCAAGCCCGCGGTCCCGTCGGCGCCCAGCACGTTCACCCAGAGCGGCCTTGGCATCGCCGTGACCAAGCCGGAGACCGCCAACCTCACCATGTTCTGCGGGGTCATCGACAAGATCCTCCCGCTGGACGGTGGCGACCCGCGGAACTGTTCGACCGAGTGCGACCTGGTCATCAACACCAGGGGCTTCCCGGTCGACGCCTGGACCAACGCCAACATGACCAAGGGCAGCACCTACCTTGGCTGCACCAACGGGTCGTGGGCTCTCAGCGCGCTCACGTCGATCGCCGCGATCAGCAACATCCGGCAGATCGTCGGCCGCGCGTTGGAGACCGTCGACACCAGCGGCACCGCGGCCATCGCCAAGGTGTGCCTCGAACAGTCGTGGGTTCCCTGATTGAAATGCCCGCCGGGCGGTAGACGCAAACAGCGCCTTGGCCCCCGCTCGGAACACAGCCCCTCGGGTGAGTAGCCCGGGGGTCTGCTTCAAAGTCAGACGGTCAGCAAGGAGATCGCGTGAGTGCAAGCGGGCTCAGCTTCAAAGACCTGATCCTCCGAGTCGCTGAGTTCCGCGGCTGGGCAAACTATGCCCACACCACGGACGATCAGACCAACCGAGCCAAGATCCCCACCGATCCCAATCAACTCGACAAGTGCAAGCGTGCCGTCAACGACGCCATGGTCATGGTCGCCGCCGCGAACACGTCCGCCGGCGGCTGGTCCTGCCTGCGCCAGACCATCGAGCTCCGCGTGACGATCGACGGGCTCGGGCCCGACAACTACAACCGCGACCCGTCCATGCTGCTGCTCCCCCAGGAGGTTCCGACCCACTGGGAGGGGCACATCACGTTCAAGCCCGACGGCTCGGAAACGACCGTCCCGCTCGCGCAGATCGAGGAATCCCGGGTCCGCGCGATCCTCAACGCCAACAACACCAGCGGCTACCCCATCGGGTACAGCAAGCAGACCGTTCGCCTCACCCAGGAGGGCGCCGGGCATAGTCGCTGGGCCCTGCACATCGCCCCGAACCCGAGCCAGGCCGGCACCATCACCGCGACCGTCCGCACCGTCGTCGTGCCGCTGGCCGCCATGGACGACCGGCACCCGTTCGGCCCCGCCATGGATCAGTTCATCGTTGCCGCCTGCCTCTGGGCATCCGTGCAGCACGACGCCACCGACAAGGACCGTTGGGAGCGGTCCCGCGAGAGCTACCGGGAACAGCTTGCACTGGCCCTGGAGCTCGAGACCGAGAATCAGGCACACGTCATCTCCCGCGATCACCACATGGCCTCGGGCGAGCCTGTCGCCCGCGTCAAGACCCCCATTTACATCAACGACGTTCTGGTGAATCCAGACTGAGGAGGATGCGCATGTGCACCCGGTACAACATCGAATCGACCGTCCGCGAGTTTGAGCCCGACTTCGGCATCCTGCGCCGTGAGGAGATCAGCCTCACCAGGTTCGTGGCCTCCACGGGCGACGAGCTTTCCTCCGGCTCGGGCAACCCGAACCGCGTGGTGCTCAACAGCCGCATCATCTGCGTCCGCTGGGCGGCAGCCGCCGGGGCGTCGCACCCCATCACCGCCAACATCGACGTGCCCAACGACTACTACGAGGGCGTCGCCGGCAGCACCAACCTCAACGAGAAGCCCACCTTCAAGCTCCGCGTGACCGCCCGCAAGCGGCAGGGCACGGGCACCACCGACGAGAACGCCACCCTCAAGCTCAACCTGGCGGTCTCGATCGACCGCGGCGGGGCGGCCACCACCGACCTGGCCGCCAACATCGCCACCGGCAACCTCAACGCCATCACCGCGACCGTGGCGACCACCGACACCGGGACCGGGTTTGCCGAGTACGTCTTTGACATCGGCGCCGCCCTGACCGCCCAGTCCTCCTCGCTCAAGATCCAGCGGGGCGACAAGGTGTACCTGGGCCTGGTGCCCTCCGCGACCGTCGGCAGCAGCACCATGGTCCTGGAGGTGAAGCGGGTGGAGCTCGAGTGGCGTCGGCACCTGGCCGCGGCTTCCAGCGCTCTCCGCTAATGCGAACCAGCCGTGGAAGAAATCCGCCTCCAACTTCCCCGCCGGGGCATCGCCAATGCGTCCGGGCTCTCCGAGCAGGGCCCGGACTTCACCGCGCCTCAGTCGATGCTCAACGTCGTGCTCTACGACGCGGACGAGGATCGACCCCGGGGCGGGACGCGGGAGGGGAGCGTCGCCCTGCCGGCGACGCTCGGAAGCGGAGAGGTGCAGGGGCTTGCGACCGTCAACCGCCCTTCGATCTCCAACGGGCTCAAGATCGGGACCGCCTCGGACGCGGGGACCGGAACCTCGAGCGTCGCGGGGGCGCTCACGGGCAACGTCTTTGCGATCGACTCTGTCCAGGGCGGGGAGTGGAGCCATCACTTCTCCGTCGCCCCGGACGGGCCCGCATCGGTGACGGTGACGCACGCGGCCTTCTCCCGGGACGGCTCGCGGGTGTTCGTCGGGACCAACTACAACCGCGTTTCGGACTCCAAGGCCAAGTTCAGGATCCGCTCGCTCAACCCCGCCACGGGCGCCACCAACTGGACCTATGACCACACCCTTGTCGGTGGCGTGCCGGAATCCATCGCGCAGCTTGTGCCGTCGAACGAGTACCTGTTCGTGGTGCTCGCCAACTCGTTCGTGCTGGTGCTCAACCCGGCGACCGGGGCCCTGGTGGACCGCTGGAACAACACCTGGGCGCAGGAGAACGTCGCCGCCGTCGTCATCACCGAGAACGTCGGCCAGTTCAACGTGCCCACCGAGCGGCTTCTGGTGGCGTTCAAGGGAACGACATCGGCTGGACTCATCACCGGCGGAACGCTCGCCGACGGCAGCGTCCTGACCACCACCATCGAGAGCACGCCGACCAACCAGACGGCGAGCCACTACCGCGCCGGCGTGATGAAGCTCTCCATCCTGCCGGTTCCGACCGGACCGGGGCTCCCGACGACGCCCGTGCTCTCCCAAGTCTCCTGGCCGGCAACGGGCCTGCCCTCGAGCGACCCGCGGTACGAGGGCAATCACGGGTATTTCCGGTTCTCGGAGCGCAGCGCGACGAGCCCGTTTGGGTGCCTGCCAACCGCGATGGTGGCCGCGCCGGACGGAACAGTCTGGGTGAGCCGAACCAACCGCGGGTGGGGTCCAAACTCGACCTGGAGGCCGGGCTACGAGGCCGAGACCGATCCGCGACGCCAGCGGAGCCCCGTCACGCTCTGCCAGATCAGTGCCGCCGGAACCATGCTCCGCGAGCTCGACCCGGCCAACTACCAGGGCGTGTTCAACGGCTCCGGGTACTCGGTTGGGTTCAACCACTGGAACGACATCTATGAGCCCATCCTGCGGTCCGTCACCGCCAGCGCCGCGGGCGTGGTGGCGTGCGCCGGGCAGCAGAACCACATCGGCGCCAGCGCGTGGGTGCTCTCGTCCACCGGATCGGCCATCGGATTCACCAACCTGGTGAGCTCCTCGACCCGCATCTACGCCGGGGTCTCTGACCCCTCCGACGGAAATCCGGTATTCGTCGGCCAGAGAAACACATCCTGGACCGGAGCGTCCGGGGCCAACGCCCACGTCTGGAAGCTCAACGCCGCCACCGGCGCCATCGCCTGGGCGTTTGATCTTGGGTCCGCCGTCACCGTCCACTCGGTCGCCGCGTTCGGCGGTCGTGTCATCCTCGGATCCGCGAAGTTCTAGGAGTTCCCCATGCAGCGTTCATGCCCCGTCGCCATCTCCCTCCTGGTCGCCCTGATTCTCTCCGGCTGCGCCGGGCGGATCGGCTCCAACGTCGACCAGGACGCCGCCAGGTACGGCGCCCAGAACACCGGGCCCACCAGCATCCGGATGATCGACAAGAGCCGCGGCACCCTCACCGCCGACGGTTCCGGGAGCGGGACGTACACCAGCCTCTCGGACGACGCCGGGCTCGAGAAGGTGTCCACCGGCAGCACCCCGCGCGAGGTGTACTACGACGAGCGGAGCGGGCGATTCATGCTCTCCAGCGGGACCGACATCAACGCGGAGAACGTGGAAATCACCAGGCCCGACGGCGTCACGATCAAGCTGGGCAAGTTCGGCACGGTCGCCAGCGAGCCCCAGCGGGCCGCGAACGAGGCGTATGACCGCCTCACCGCCTATTGGGAGGCCCGCGACGAGGCCACCAAGGAGCGCGACATCGCCGCCATCAAGTCGATCGAGGCCACGGCGCCCGAGCTCGCCGGGCTGATCCTCAAGATGCTCGGAGTTCCCTGAGTTGCGTGTCTGGAGGTCACGATGGAGCAGCAGATCCTCAATGAGTTGATGAAGGTCGGCGGGCCCGTCGTGGCCGGCGTCATGGCGCTTGTGGCGGCCATCTGGGTGCTGAGCGTCAAGGTGCTCAAGCCCATCATGGACTCCACGGCGCAGGCCGCCAAGGACAACGCTATCGCGTCCGCCGCGATGAAGGACGCCGTTGGTTCGGCCAAAGAGGCGACGCTCGCCGCCCAGGCGACGGTGCAGGCCGCCAACCAGATCATGCGCATCGCGCAGCACATGGCGCGGCTTGACGACGAAGGGGTGCAGCGTCCCCAATGACCTGGACACGCAACGCCATCACCGGCGGATGGAGCCTCTCGTCCCCCTCCGGGCGTGAGGCGGTTGTCTTTGCCCAGGCGTGGCCGGGCAACGCCGCGGTTCGGCTGACGCTGGCCGATCCGGCGCACCAGGTTCGGGTGCTCCTGCCCTGCTCCAAGGACGCCCGCACCGCGTTCGAGATCGGCACCGACGCCACCCACCTGTTTATCCGCAAGACCACCAACGGCACGCCCGGGAGCCCGGTCTCCACCGGCGCCAATGACGTTCCGCCGTCGGCCACCGCCACGGTGACGTGGGTGTCCGCTGGCCTGACCGCCGGGACGCCATTCGTGCTCGAGGTCCGGTTCGCCGGCGGGTCGATCGACGTTCGGATCAACGGGGGATCGTCCCCCGTGCTTCTCTGGGCCGGCGCTGGGGCGGAACCTGGATCGGTCCAGCGCTGGTTCGGATTCTGCTCCTCGGTCTCCGGTGCCGTCGTCACCAGGGCGGAAGTCTGCACCCTCATCCCGGACGACCCGGTCGCGCTGACCGAGGTGCTCATCGCCGTTTGCGACGGCAACGTCTGGATGTCGCTCGACGGGCAGGCGTTCGAGAAGATCGGGACCGCCAAGTTCAACCAGTCCGGGCCCGTCGACCTGATCGACTACCGCGGCAAGGTGTTCGGCGTCGACGGTGCACACGCCGTCATCATCGACCCCAACACCCGCACCTGCTCGGCATGGACCGCCACCGCCGGGACGTTCCCCGCGTCCACCGCGTCGGTCGCCGGATCCACGCGCAACACGATCGTCGATTCGTACTTCGACCGAGTCGCCCAGGCCGGGGATCCGCAGGATCCGCAGAACGCCCACTATTGCGCGGTCGCCGATTCGGCCAACTGGGATCCGTCCGAGGACGAGGCGGGCAAGGCGTACAGCCTCAACGCCGCGCCGACGGGCAAGGTCGGCCAGCCGATCACCTGCCTGGCTCGCATGTCCAACGGGGCGCAGCTCATCGGGTGCCGCGGGTCAACCTGGGTCATGTCGGGAGATCCGGCCATCGGCGTGCCCAACCTGGTGCCCAAGATCCTCAACGCCGGCGTGAGCGGCAAGGACGCCGCCACGCTGGCCGCTGACGGGGTCATGGTCGCGCACTCGCCAACCGAGGGCCTGATGATCGTCCCCGAGGCCGGGGTGGTCTCCTCGCTTTCCTCGCCCATCCTGACGCAGGACATCACCGGCAACGCGACGACCGATCGGGTGCTGGTGCTCCGGGACAGCCGCAAGCAGCGGATCTACGTCTGGATCACGCCGACGACCGGCGCGTCCCGCGGGTTCGTCTACGACGAGCGTGTCGGGAGCTACCAGGCCGGGACGGGCGGGTTCTTCCCCATCGCGGTTCCGGAGGCCCAGGGCCCGACGTGCGGGGTGGTGTACCGGGGCGAGGTGGTCTACGGCGGCAGGACGGGCCAACTCTGGAAGTTCGACGACAACGCGACCGACGACATCGGCACGCCGATCGAGTCCCGCGTGAGCCTGCGGATCCTGAACACCGAGAAGAACGACCCCGAGATCGTGCTCCGGGAGTGGGCGCTGATGCTCGGAAACACCTCGAGCAGCGTGGAGGCCCGCGTCTGGGGCGGCAGGAACGCGGAGGAGGCCCTGATCGGCGCGGACCGATGGATGTTCTGGTCGCAGACGGTGTCGGCCTACGACGACTCCTGGCCGATGCAGGCCGCCGCGCCGGCCCTGGCGATGGAGATCCGGGCAACGTCCGGGCGCTGGTCCTTCGAGGGATGCGTCGCCCAGGTCGAGTCGATCGGCAAGACGGGCGTGTGGTCGCCCGAGAGCCCGACCCGCAGAACCATCCCGACCGCGCCATACACCGAGCCGGAATCCTCGCCGCCGGAGGAGGGGCCCGGACCGTCGGATCCGATTGATGACGGGGGAGGGATTCCTCCAGGGCCATGAGCAGAGACACCCGCACCATCGCGCCGACCGCGACGCCCGCCATGTTCCAGCAGCAGGTGGCGTCGCTGTTCGACCGACCGAGGGCCGAGGCAAGGATCACCGCCGGAGCCGAAGCGGCAAACGTGCGCCGGTTCACGATTCAGGTGGTCGATCGGATGGGGAAGGAGTGGGGCCGTCGCTGGTTGGTGCAGTTTTGGACGACGGACACCGCCAGCGGCGCCCCCTCCGGGTCTCACACCCTCGCCTTCGTTGCCGGGACGGCGATCCAGACCATCGCCGCGAACCAGCACTATCTCGCCGAGACCGACGCGAACGGGAAAATCGTCGTCGACCTGACGGTCGCTGGCGTATCCTCTCGTTGGGTCAAGGCATGTGTCGTCGAGCAGATCAACGACTCGGGCGAGGTCGCCTGGGCGTGATCGGGAAGGGACGCCGCCATGCTTTCTCCCGCACTCTTTGGGGCACTCGGGGCCGCGGCCAGCGGCGGCGCCGGGGTCGGCGCAGGAGCCGGGGCCGGTCTGGGAGCCCTGGCACCGTGGCTTCTTGGCGGCGGCATCGGTCTCTCGTCGCTCGGCGGGATCTTCGGCGCGTCTGGCGCCGGGCGTGACGCCCGCAAGGCCCGCGACTGGGAAGCCGCCCGGATGGGCGAGCAGTACCAGCGGAACGCTGGCAGCTTCTTCGGGAACGACAACTTCCTGAACATGATCTATGGGTCGCAGGGCAACGGCAAAGCCGCCGACGCCTTCACCAAGTCGATTGGTGGCCCGTGGATGGATCAGATGCGGGGCCTTGCCGGTCTTGCATCGGACCAGTCTGGGGCGATCCGCAACGGCTACGCCGCGGAGACCGGGCGTCTGTCCGGGCTTTCGGGGGCGAACCTGGCGGGCCTGGCGTCGGCGTGGAAGGGCTCCACGGACGGTCTGATGGGCGCGTACGACAAGGGCGCCGGCGACATCATGGGGATGGCGGACCAGTGGGGAAAAGGCCGGGAGGCGATCATCGAGCGGGACGCCTCGAAGGCTCTGACCGGGATGAATCGGTCGACGCTCGCACAGCTTGCCTCCACGGGGTTCGGGAACTCAACGACCGCCGGCGACATGCTCTCGGGCAACGCCCGTCGCGTGTCCGAGAACACCAACGACGCCAAGCAGGCCCTCTCTGACTCCCAGATCGGGCTCAAGACCAACCTTGCGCGGTCCATGCTCTCGGAGCGTTCGGGGCAGGGCCTCACCATGGCGCGGGGTTGGCTGGATGCTCTGGAGCGTTCGGGGCAGGGGCAGATCGACCGGGAGTATGGGCGTTCCGCCGGGCAGACCAACCTGGACTCGTCGGGCCTCGATCGGATCCTGAACTACCGCATGATGCCCATTTCCACGGGGATGGGCGTGATCGGCAACTCGGGGGGGATCCCGAGCTACACGCCAGCGGGGGCGTCGGCGATGGGCACGGGCCTTGCCAGCCTGGGCAACGCCGGGTCGCAGATCGGTTCGATGCTCTGGATGCGGCAGCTTTTGGGGGGGTGAATCGTGGCCTCTGACCTGGACATCTTTCTGCGCGTCGAACACCGGCACCAGGGGCTCACCCGCGGGATCGGCTCGCTCTCGGAGCCGTTCCGCCACTCGTCCGCGGGCGTCGCCGAGCTCACCACCGCGGGCTCTCAGGTCGTCAAGACCACCGGCATCATCGTGCCGGCGGGGCAGACGATCGTGGTGTGGGATTACCTGGATCTCCCCATCGACCCGGCGCTGTTCGTGGTGGCGTGCGATGAGCTCGCGTACTGCTTCCTCCACGCCGACAAGCCGACCAGCGACGCCGACCAGACTCCGCTGGGGACGCACGTTCATGCGTTCCAGTTCCCCGCTGCGGCTGGGATGCCCGCCGTCATCGCGGGCCGAGCCCTCCTGGTGGTTCCCACCGCCACCAACCCCGCCGCCATCAGCGCCGGAGAGCCGACCCTCCCGGGTCTGGGAACGGTTGCCACGGGCCGCGCCTACGCCCTGTCGGTGCATAACGCCGGGGCCACCGACATCGTGACCGACCTCGCCATCTTCGCCTGACCAAGCCATGCCCGACCCCATCCTCAACACCGGACTGATGCAGGCCATGGGCTCGGGCTTTGGCCTGGGTCAGAACATGGCTCAGATCATCGACGAGCGCGAATACCGCAAGGAGATGCTCCGGGAGGCCGCCGCGCGGCTCATGTTCGCCCGCGAGCAGGAGGCCCGCGTCGCGGCGCAGGGTGCCCGCGCGTTGGACCTCAACGAGCGGCAGGAGAACAGGATCGCCGCGGACCAGACGCGGCGGAACACGCTCGAGGACCAGCAGCGGTCCGCGATGGTCGCCCTTGGGCAGCAGCAGGGCCTTTTCAATCCCACCCCTACCGGCATGGGGCCGCCAAAGCCGGGAGATCCGGAGCCCGGGGTGGGGCTCACGCCCGAGCAGTTCGGCTCCCTGCCGGGCCAGATGCAGGCCGGGATGCTCGCCCCGACCATGATGCAGATGGGCGACGCGGCCAACGCGCAGGCCGTCGCCCGCAAGCGTGCCGCCATTGATGCGTCCGTGCTGTCCCCAGACTTGAAGAAGCAGGCGCACGCCTATGTGTCCTGGCGCGATGAGATGGGCCTCCCGGGCAACCCGCCCAGGGACTTTGACCCCGAAGAAGTCGAGATGGTGAAGCAGGCCGTCGGGGAGAACTCGCCGGCGTGGCGGCTTTTCAAGGTGGCGTCCAAGCGCGGGGGCGACTTCGCGTGGCAGATTTACGACCGCATGGTCGAATCGGTCCTGGACGCGAACGTCCGGGCCGCGGGAAGGGGCCCCGGCGGCATCATGCCCGACGCGGGCACGCTCCGCGGGACGGGCAAGGTGGTGATGATCGGACAGACCGACGCCAAGGGGAAGTACGACGAGGCATACGTCAACGCCTACATGATCGCCAACGGGAAGCCCCCACCGTCGCCTTCGAGCATCGCGTGGGATCCGACCAATCGCCCGGGGACGATGCTCAGCCGAACCATCGGCATGACTTCGGTGGTCGATCCCGCCGAGGAGCTTGTTCGGATGAACAAGACCAAGATGCTCCTGGCCCAGAACGGGATCCCGTTCATCGACCCGCGGGACGCCTCGCTCGCGCCCATGGGCGCACAAGGGGCACCAACGACGCTCACGGGATCACAAGGAGCACCAATGGCACCCGCCGGAGGCCAAGAGATGCAGGCGGTTCACGACAGGGCCATGCGGGAGTGGTCCGCCCAGAACCCGGGACGTACCTTCGATCCGGGCAACCCGGAGGACATCCGAAGCCTGGAGGCACACATGCGGAGGATCACCAGCGGCGCAGTCGCTCCGTCCACTTCCACACCCGCGAGATGAACGGATCAAGCGGATCGACGATCCACCCGAGCACGTTCCAGATCCAGGGGTCGATCAGGTAGAAGTAGACGCAGAACACAAGCAGCAGGCCGGGGACGAGCAGCACCCAGAACATGATGGGGTCCATAGAAGAAGATCCTAACTTCTGAAAAGACAAGGCACAACGGCGATCAAAGTACGAACATGAGCACCCCGTCTGACCCCATTTCCGCCTTCCTGGCCGCCAAGTACGGCGTCGGGGGTGGTGCTCCCGCGCCCGATCCGGTCGCCGACTTTCTGAGGCAGCGGTACGGGACCGCGCCACGGTCCTCCAGGCCCAGCGAGGCCGAGGAGGCTCTGGGCATCCCCGGGGCGTCGTGGCGAGAGGGCATCGCCGATATGGCTTCCAGCGTTGGCATTGGGCTCCGCAGCGCCGACGCCGCCGCCCGCGAGGGGTTCGGGTACGGGCGGGCGGTCGCACCCGGCGCGATGCGGACCGTGTCGACGTTCGCGCCGACCGGGCCGAGCAATCAGCTTGTGCAGCGGTTCGAGCCCGAGATTCCCGGAGCGACGCCCCAGCCGCCCCAGCCCTTGCAGCGGGCGACGCTGGCTCCTGGCATCGGCGGCGCTCCCGTGCGTGAGTTCCGGCAGCCGTCGACCATTGGCGCCCTTGGCGAGTCGTTGCAGGTGGCGGGCGAGCTCCGCTCGCAGAGCATCGCCGAGACCATGCCCGTGCGGGCGCATGAGCGGTACACCCCGGAGTGGTTCGTCCGGACCGCCTTCAAGTCCGCGCCCCAGTCGGTCGTGTCGCTCGGCGGCACGGTCGGCGGCGCCCTGGTCGCGGGCCCCGTTGGTGCCGCCGCGGGCGGCATGATCCCGACCTTCGTGCTCGAGACCGGCAACGCGGCCAAGGCCATCTATGACATCCGGCGCTCGCAGGGGTGGGCCGAGGAGGACGCGCTCGCCGACGCCTTTGTGCCGTCCGTCATCAACGGGCTCATCAACGCGGGCATCGAGCAGGGCGGCGGCTTCCAGAAAGAGGCATCCAGGGCCATCGTGCACGGGGTTCTGCGGCGCGGGATTGAGGCGTGGCTCAAGACCGGGCTGGAGGAGGGGCTTGAGGAGGTTTTGCAGAACACGGTCTCCACGATTGCGCAGGGGGCCCGCACGGGCCAGTGGCCGACGCTCGGGGAGTTTGCGGACCAGTCCGTCGAGAACTTCGCTGGCGGTGTCGGCGGCGGCCTGTTGATCGGCGGGGGTATGCAGATGGCCGGGTCCGCGAGGGGCGGACGTGGTCCACAAGCTCCGCGCCAACGCCCCGCCGACGCCCCGCAGACTCCCCCTGGCGGGCCGGGCGCCGACGTTCAGGCCAAGATGGACGAGATCCTGGCCAAGCAGCAGGCCCGTGGCCAGCAGATCCCGCCGGAATCCGGTGGGTTGGAAAGCTCAGAGGCCGACGCCGAGTTTGCCATCAAGGGTCGCGGTCGCGTGCGGGACGGCAGGGTGGAGCCCGTGGAGCCGCCGCTGGAGCCTGGGCAGATCGCCATCAAGGGCCGGGGTCGCTTCGCGGAACAGCAGCCCGACGGCCCGGGGATGTCGGTCAGGCAGATGATGGAGCGGTTCGCCCCGACCGAGCTCCCCGAGCCCGTGAGCCTGCCCAGGGCCCGCCCGGAGACCGGCCCGCGTTGGGTCCAGCCCGAGCCTGTCCTGCGGACCCCTGACGGGGCCGAGGTCTACCGGACCGAGCAGGAGGCCCATGAGGTCGCCGCGTTCCGCAACAACCGCCGGGTGGAGGGCGAGCCGCGCACGGTGGTGCGTCCGATGCTGGGCGGCGCCGGGTTTGCGGTCGAGCTCGAGACCAAGGGCCCGGAAATCCCCGCGCACATCGAGGCGCTGGACACGGTCCAGGTCGGGCGGGCCGAGAAGCGGGTCAGGAGGATTGAGGAGCAGCAAAAGCGGGCGGCGCGTCGGGAGCCCGACGCGATCGAGTCGCCCCAGCCAAGTGCCGAAGCTGCTCCGCTGGCGATGGACGGAAACGGGGCGGCACAACAGGAGGCGGGGGATACGTCGCCGCCCAGGTCCGCGTCTGAACCCGCCCCTCAGACAGAGCTCGCTGGTAGTCCTCAAAAAGCTCCCGCGTCCACGGCTGCGAACCTGGAATCTGGTACGGCTGCATCCGAGCAGGGTACGTCCAAGCAAGAGCGGACGTTTGACGACATCGTCGCTCGGCAGGAGCAGGTTCGCCGCGTGTCGGAGGACATGGTCCGGAAGTCGATCGGGCCCGACGGCGGGAAGATTGACCTGGGCGATGGGCAGTTTGCGATCATCAGCCGCAACACCGACCCGACGGGCAAGCCGTGGCGGCTCACGACCTTCAAGACCAACCACCAGACCGGCAAGCCCTACGCATGGGGGCACACCGAGCACGCGGTTCTTGACGACCCGAACGATCACGGCGTCTATCCGCGGGGAGCGGTTCAGGAGGCCGGGAACGAGCTGCGCATGCGCAGCTTCCGACGCAAGGCGCAGGCCGAACGCGAGGCCAAGGGCAAGGCCCCCGCGCTCGAAGGCGCTCCGGTGCGCACCCCCGAAAACGCCCCTGGCGACGCCGCAGGGCCGATTTCTGGCACCGAGGGCGCTCCAAAGCGCTCCGAAGGTGCGCAGGCTTCCACGGGTTCAAGTACGAACGGGGTTCGTAGTAACCCTGGCACCACGCCGGGGTTCCAGCCCGCGATCCGCAGGCCCGTGCCGTACAACACCGCCGAAGCTCCGGAGGTTCAGGATCCCGACAACTTGGTTTCCAAGACGGGGCGACCCATCGCCCCGCCGCCGGACATCAAGAGCACCAACGACCGGGCCGCCAAGAAGGCCCTGCTAGCCATGGATCAGTGGATCTTGACGGAGGCGGTCGCGGAGGCCGAGCACCAGGGCGACGACTTCAACAAGCCCGTGTTTGAGCGCGAGCTCGCTGACCTCAAGAAGAACCGCAAGCTGATCCCGCCGGCCAGCCGGGACGCGGCCAACGAGTACGTCTTTGGCCGCACTCAGACGCGGTTCGAGAAGGGTGCCAAGAAGCAGGGTTCAAGTACGAACGGGGTGCGTAGTTCGCCATCGTTCGGCGACCGCGTCGAGACTCCGGACGGCAAGACCGGGACCATGCGGGGCAAGGGTGGGCTTGGAAGCTCTCGCGTCAGGGTGGTCGACGACGCCGGGAAGCTGGTCGGGTACTACAACCGTGACGAGCTCAGGTCCGCGGACGACATCAGCAAGACAGGCTCCGAACCCGCAACAGACACGCGCGAGCCGTGGCAAATGACGCGGGAGGAGTACGTTGGGAAGTACCAAGAGCCCTACAGCGTCAAAGACATCCAGGACGCGAGGAAGAAGGCAAAGGGACAACGGCAACGGCACAACGCTCGCACCGGAGCCATGGTTCCACCTGCCATTAGCGCCGAGATTGCCGCCAAAATCAGCAACAACGAAGCGACGGCAGAGGGGATGGCTCAGGCGTATCGGACCTACGTTGACGCTTACAAGCGTGGGGTTGAAGCGCACTATTTGGCCGTTGAAAAGGCTTTGTCCGAGGGAAAGCCCGTCCCCGCCGAAGTGCTGGCCGACTATCCCGACCTGGTCTCCAAGATCAGCAGCGGAGTGACCAAGACCGACGGGACCGCAGAACAGACCGGCGTCAAAACCGGGATTTCACGCCCGATGGGCATCGACGAGCTTCGCGCAACGTCGGCGGGAAACTGGCGTGGGTGGCTGGTCCGCAAATACGAAGACGGCAGCATCATGTTGACGCACCCGACCGAAGATCGGGTGGTCAGTTTCATGGTGGACGATCCGCAGAGCGGAAGCGCCGGGACCAGGGCCTACGCAGAGGCAAAGGCATTTGCCGACGACAACGTCATCACCGCAGATCCCAAGCCCAAGAAGATCGGCAAGCCTGAGACCCCCAAGGCGACCGCCAAGGCCGTGGCGGCGCAGCGGGCCAAGGCGACCCGCGAGCGTGAGGCGCGAAGCCCCAGGCAGTTCCGCCGCGGAGATGTCGAGAAGCAGATCATCGAGGCCGCGCAGGATCTTCCCGATATCGTGCTCAGCGAAACCGTGGAAGGGCCGGGCGGCGAGCCGATCGCCCTCAGCGAGATCAGCACGTCGTTCGTCGGCAAGATCCCGACCGAGATCCTGGACGAGATCAGCACCGAGCCCCACCTGCGCACCCGGCTCAGCGTCGTGGAACGCAACACCGGCGGATGGAGCGGGCGCGACTGGCTGGACGCGATCGGGGCCGAAAAGTACGCCAAGGTGCTGCGTGCCTTGTTCGCCGGCGGTCGGGCCAACCTGGGCATCGCCGGCGCCCTGGCCAAGCTGGAGGACTTCCGGGGCAACGACCCGCGCGTCGACTTCCTGCTCTGGCTGCATGAGCGCATCGGCCAACTGGAGGCGACCCGCCCGGACTGGCAGATCGTTGAAGTGCAGAAGCTCGAGCCCGGCACCACGCTGGAGATCGCCGGAGAGCGGTTCACGGTCGACCACGGCAGCTACGGCATCGTCGAGCTGCGCGACGGCGTCACCATCGACGGCTCCGCGGTCGAGACCGTGCCCGTCGACAAGGACTCGATCCAGAAGCCCGCAGAGCCGACCGGGGACGTTCCCGATTTCGGGGCCGACCTGGTGCAGGA